AAATTTATGACAAAAACGGTGAACCGGACAAGACGCAAGACAAAGATCACGCACCAGACGGACTAGGTTATTTCGTCCATTTCCGTTACCCAATCAAAACCCGCAGCATGAGCCGCATAATTATAGGAGGCGTGTAATTTGTCAGTTAAAACCCCACACGCAGACTATGCACGCATGCTTCCCATTTGGACGCGCTGTGAGGATGTCTCTTGCGGACAGGATGCCGTCCACGCGGCCAAAGAACTGTACCTGCCCAGGCTAAAAGATCAGTCGAACGATGATTACGCTTCTTATGTCAAGCGGGCCACGTTCTACAACGCCACATGGCGGACTATTGCCGGTATGCTGGGCATGCTGTTCCGCAAGCCGCTGATTATCGACGTTCCCGCAGCTATAGAGCCACTTCTTGAAGACATCAGCATGGACGGCTCGCCCTTGCAAGTATTCGCGCAAGAAGTGGCTGAGGAATGCTTTGAGAAGGGGCGCTGCGGCCTGTTGGTTGATTTCCCTCAAGCGGATATACAGAGCGCTACAGTTGCCGACGCCCAACGGCTAGGACTGCGTCCTTCGATACAGATTTACGAGGCGCAGACAATTATCAATTGGCGGACTGACCGGATAAATAACAAGTCGGTTATATCGTTGGTCGTTCTGTCCGAGGATTCCATCACACTTAAAGACGAATTTACCGAGATAAAAACAACGCATTACCGCGTGCTTGATTTGTTCGACAAGAAGTATCGCGTTCGTGTATTTGAAGTCAGTGACTCAGGGATTGACGTTCTTCTCGATGAGAAATTCCCGCTTATGAATAATAAGCCGATGGATTTTATTCCATTCGTATTTATGAGTACCGACGATTTAACGCCAGATGTGGATGACCCGCCATTGATTGACTTGGTGAATATGAATCTGTCCCACTATAGGACAACTGCTGATTATGAGCATGGGTGCCATTTTACCGGCTTGCCAACAGCCGTCGTTTCTGGGTACGTGGCTGATAAGGGGGAAAAGTTATACATTGGGAGCCAAAGTGCATGGGTGTTTCCGGATCCTAGCGCAAAGGCGTCATATCTTGAATTTACAGGTCAAGGACTGACCGCATTAGAAAACAACTTGGTGCGAAAAGAGATGCAAATGGCTATCCTCGGGGCGCGCATGCTTGAGGTGCAAAAGCGTGGGATAGAATCGGCCGATACCGCCAGCATTCATCGCAAGGGCGAAGAGTCTATTCTCGCATCCATTGCTCAGGTAATCAGCATGGGGATGACGCGTGCGATAAGCTGGTTCGCTCAATGGGCTGGGGCAGATCATAATGTCAAGTTTGAAATAAATCGCGACTTCTACCCAGTGGAAATGACGCCACAAGAATTGACCGCCTTGATTGCTGCTTGGCAAACCGGCGGCATCAGCAAGCAAGTATTATTTGACAACCTGAAACAAGGCGAGATCATCGCCAGCGAGGTTACCTTCGAAGAAGAAGAGGCTCGTATATCCAATAGCCAACCCACGATTACTGCTCCTGCTGGGGGCTAAATGGGTGAGATTAATCAAGAAATACTAGATTCAATCATTCAGACGCAGCTTGATTTATACCGGCTGGACGCGGGAACGCGCAAGCAGGTGATTAATATATTGATGAAGATGCAGGCCGAGCTAGTCGCAAAGCTGGCAAGCAATGACTTGACGGAATTCAGCAGACAACGGCTCAATCAGTTATTAAAAGAATCAAAACAGATAATAGAACAGTATTACACCATGGCGGAAGGCCAGCTTTCCGTTGATTTGCACGGTGCAGGCAGGGTCACATCGGGAAGTATGGCAAGCTCGCTAACGCAATCCATAACGCTGGATGCAAAGCTGCCGACAGAGACTTTCTTCAAGGCGCTGGCTAGTAACGTACTGATTCAAGGCGCACCGGCAGCAGATTGGTGGGAACGGCAAAGCGTGGATACCGCTTTCAGGTTTGCAAACGAGGTTCGGCAAGGTTTGGCTCAGGGCGAGACTAATACTCAGATCATAGCTCGTGTTGTAGGCAAGCGTGGTTTCCCCGGCATCATGGAAATAGCGCGCAACAACGCGGCGGCTTTAGTGCAGACGTCTGTTCAATCGGTTGCAAACGCGGCGCGGCTTGAAACCTTCAGGCGAAACGCAGACATTATAACCGGGCTGATTTGGCTAACCGCTCTGGATGGGCATGTTTGTCCGCTCTGCATGGCCAGAGCTGATAAAGAATGGACCAACACGGAAGACGGAACACATGAGCCGGTCGGGCATTCTTTGCCGTTTCAGAATCCGCCGATACATTTTAACGACCGATGCGTGCTGGTTCCGGTCACGAAAACATTCAAGGAGCTAGGGCTTGATATTCCCGAGCCAAAGACCGGCACAAGGTCCAGCAGCGAAGGACAAGTTTCAGCGGATACAACCTTTGAGGCATATTTGAAGCGCCGCACAGTGGCAGAACAAGACGCCCAGTTAGGGCATGGCCGCGCACAATTATGGCGGGATGGAACGATCACTTTGCAACAACTGGTCAACGGGCAGGGGCGAGAATTAACGCTTGCGGAACTGCATAAAAAGTATTAGTGAATTAAGTTTTACCACTGCCGTGTCTCTGCGAGATACGGCTTTTCCGGGCGATGCCCACAACTTGTCCTGAGGACTTAAATCATGTCATTTGACGTAAATGCGCCCGAGGCGCAAGAAGCAATCCAAGCCGCTGTAGATGCCGCTGTAGCTAACATGGCCGCCAAAAACAAAGAATTGCTTGGCGAACTGAAGAAGGCGAAAAAAGGTCAAGAAATTGACCCGCAAACAGTCGCAGATCTGGAAGCGCAAGTTGAAAAGCTGCAAGGCGATTTAACTACCGCTTCAAAGACTGCAAAGGAGGCGTCGAAAGCGCACGAGGCAGCAGTAAAGAAACTGGAATCCGAAACGGGTTTCACGCAAAAGCTGCTGATTGATAACGGGCTGCTGGAAACGCTAGGCAAGAACGGCGTCACTAACCCCGTGCATCAAAAAGCCGCTGTAGCGATGCTCAGATCAGGGGTCAGTATTATTGCTGATGGAGAATCACGGATTGCGAAAGTCGGCGACAAGGCTTTGGCCGATTACGTCAAGGAGTGGGCATCGTCCGAAGAAGGAAAACACTTTGTAGCAGCTCCCGCTAATACCGGCGGCGGTGCTACAGGTGGATCATCCTCAACGGGCAAGAAAACAATTACCCGTAATCAATTTGCAGAAATGGCACCAGCCGAACAGGCGGCAGCAGGTATGGCCGCCAGTAAAGGCGAACTCGCTATTTCTGATTAACCAATTTAATCTCGAAAGGAAACACCATGGCTGCACTAACTCTCACTAGTTTAATACCCACAATCTATAACGCAATGGACACTGTTTCGCGTGAGCAAACAGGATTCATCCGCGCAGTAGGTCGTGATTCCGGCGCAGAACGCGCCGCTAAAAACGAAGTCATCATGTCGCCAGTGGTTGGGGCGATGGCGGCAGAAGACTTGACGGTCGGCGCTTACCCGCCTGACTATCCTGCACAGACCATTAACAATGTGCAAATGACTATTAGCAAGGTTCGCTCGGTTCCCTTCGGTATCAACGGCGAAGAAACTCTTGGCCTGAAAAATGCCGGAACGCTGGACCGTGTTAATAGTGACCGTATTGCGCAAGCCTTGCGGACACTGAGCAACGAGATCGAAGCCGACTTGTCCGCATTGCACGTTAATGCAAGCCGAGCCTACGGTACAGCCGCCGGTACGCCATTCGGTACTGCCGCCGACCTGTCTGACTTTGCCGGTGCTAGACGTATTCTGGAAGAAAACGGTGCGCCTCAGTCTGATTTGCACATGGTGCTGGATTCCTCATCTGTTGCCCGTTTGCGCGGCAAACAATCCACCTTGTTCAAAGTGAATGAGGCGGGAAGCGATGCGCTTTTGCGCACAGGGGCTTTGAGTGACAACGTGCAAGGGTTTGCATTGCATTGGTCTCCTGCCGTTAAACAGGCAGTCACAGTAGGGACAGTTACCGCAACGGTTGATGCCACAGGTTATGCAGTCGGCTCAACGACATTTACCCTGTCTGTAGCGGCTGTGGCCTTGCTCGTTGGCGACATCATTACCTTCGCCGGTGACACCAACCAGTACGTTATTGCAGGCGGTACGCTGGTATCAGGCGGCACGCTGATCATTGCCGAACCTGGTATCAAGATCGCCATGTCTGCTGCTACAAAGGCAATCACCGTGATTGCCGCAACCAACCGCAACATGTTCTTTTATCGTGGCGCTATCCAATTGGCTACCCGTGCTCCTGCCATGCCTACAGGTGGCGACGATGCCGATGATGTGTTGACGGTTACCGATCCTGTATCGGGTATCACGTTTGAGTTTGCCGTGTATAAGCAAAAACGGCAAGTGCGCTACGAGGTCAATTTGGCATGGGGTGTCAAAGCAGTGCAACCACGTCACATCGGCCTTCTCATCGGCGCTTAAACCAATAGGGGCGGCTTAGGTCGCCCCAATTATTTGAAAGGAAGCTTCATGAAAAACGGAGATACCGCAAAGCTCATCCAGCCGACCATCCAAGGCACGATTGCAGAGACACGCTGGAACAACGAACAGGATTGCAAGGAGCATCGGCTCGAATGGGTTGATGCAGAAGGCAATGCACAAGACCGTTGGTTTTTTGAGGCAGCGTTAGAGGTGACGGCATGAACAATACCGAAAAAATGAAGATAGATGATGCCGTCTCAGGCGACATCGGTCGCGGAGCACACGAGATTGAGACAATGGACTTGCACGGCGTTTATCATGTGGAATGCCGCGACGCGCAAGGTAATCTCAAGTGGGCAGATACAGCCAAAAATCTTGTCACCACGGTTGGCAAGAATCACGCCCTCGATACAGAGCTTGCTGGCAGTGCCTATACGGCCGCTTGGTATGTCGGGCTGGTGTCAAGTGTAAGTTATAGCGCGATTGCAGCGGCGGACACGATGGCCTCGCATGCTGGCTGGACGGAAGACGTGAGTTATTCCAATGCAGCGCGTGTCACCCCGACATTTGCAGCAGCTTCAGCGGGAAGCAAGGCGACATCTTCTGCGGCAGCCTTCAACATCAACGCGACAGCTACCATCAAGGGGTGTTTCCTGAATAGTGTTTCTACCAAAAGCGGAACCACCGGAACGCTGTTATCAGCAGGGCTATTTTCTGGGGGCGACAAAGCGGTATCCAACGGGGACACATTGAACGTTAGCTATACCTTAAGCGCTTAAGCCATGACACTACGTGACGAAATCATCGCGCGTGCTGACTGTGCCGATGCACTCG